TCAGCGTTCTTTGGGGCGATTAAGAAGTGACCCGAATATGCTCAACTCCTCGAATTTGCCGTATATTTGCTCTGGAAACTCAGGTATCATGTCGGCTATATAGGCTCCGAATTCATAGGTTTGTGTGTGATAATTAACGACTGGGGTGTCGATGATGTTTTCGGAGATGAATTTGAGTTGGTTTGTTTTGCCAAGCCGACATCCTTCTAGTATGTATTGAAGTAGTAGTAGGTATGTGAATCTTGATAGTCCTGTCTCGTTTGATTCTGAGATATTGGATGCGTCTGGAAGATCGTCTGTGATAATGTGTAATGTCATACTTATCGTTCTGGGTTGGTTTTTTCCGGTGCCTCTGGATGTGTAGTCTATGAATATGGCAGGGAGTGAGAAGTATTCATACAGCTCGGGTTGTGCTGGTTGGGAACGATATATGTCAATGTAGAAGTCTGAATTAAGTTGGTGTTCCTCAAAGACTTCTTTTGCGTTTTTTATTGTCTTGTAAAATTCTAAAAATTGTAAGATCATGATTTTATTTTTTTAATGCATTACTCATTTTGCTTTCAATGTGAAGGAATAATTCCATTTCTAACCTGTTGCTCTCACCTATAAATTGGCGTTGTGGTATGGTTGTGTTCATCCTTCTTGTATGCGATTTGACTGTTGTGCTTCCACCTCTAGTTCTTCTTTTTCGGCTATGAGTTTTTACATTCACCGTTTTGTTGAGTTTTCCTCCGTCATTGTGAATCTGTGCGTATGGAACGTCTGTGCCGATGACTACTTCTTTCATGTTTGCTGAGATTTTGCGTATGCTACGTTTCAGTCTACCCGAATCAACTAATAGTGTTTGGCTTCTTGTTTTGCTGCCTTTTCGTGGTCTTTTTCGTGGCTCCCATTGCTCTCTATTTGTGTCGTGCCAGTCTTGCGAGCGAAATCTCTCTTTTGAAAAATTCACGGCTATTGTGGCTACCTCGTTGGGTAGCGTTTTGTAGACACTAGAGATGTAGTCTAACTGTTTTACGAAGGTAATCCATCCTTTTGGTTTCATATATTACATTGTAAGTTCTGCAGATCTAATTACTCTTAGGAACATCTCGTTCAGCCATTTTTCGATATCATCCCTGGACATGCTGTTGATACTTTGGTTCGTTGGTTTGAACTCTTTGATAAAGGAGTCTATGTTGATCGTTACGTTCTTGGTTTGGCTGCTTGAGCTTATTTTTTTTGCATCACTAGATGTGGTGGTAATCTCGGTTTCTGAGTCTGTTAGTTTTGTTTCGTCTTTTTTGATTAAACCTGACTTTGTCAGTCTTTTTTCACCCTCTTGAACTATGAGGCTTTTTGTTGCTTTTATTTCTTTTGCGTTCAGTCCAAATCGTTCTGCGAACTGGTCTATTGATTTGTCTGCAATTTTTCTGGGGTCTTGGTATGTTATTGATTCGCCCTTGCTTTCGATGCCTAGCAGTCCCTTAATGCCTTTGTATGCAGACTCTATTTTTGACACAATTGGTCCAAGTGTGTGATCCCAAATCCAGGTTATCATTTTGCCGATTCCGTCTATTGCATCTCCTAGCACTCCGAATACAACTCCAAGCCCTGATGCTATGTCTCCAAGTATTTCTGATTCTGAAGCAAATGTAGTGATGCCAACAATGATGTCCCAAAGTAGGCTTACATAGAACGTTGATATTTTATAAAGAGTTTTGAAGATGGTTAATATTGGATTTATTTTTTTACTCCATTTGTCTGTAGCCGCTGTGGTTCCGTCTGTAGCCGCCCACACGTAGTCTAGTATTTTTTTCACATACTCCATGCCTTTTGTGATGTATGGAATTAATTTCAGTCCTATCTTCGTCATGATTGTGTTGATGTTGTTTTTCATTTCTTCCTTTAGCTGTCCGATGTCTTTTTTCGCATTAGCTACGGCTTTGCCCATGTTGAATTCGGACGAGTCGAAAGCCTCCATTGTCGTGAAAAAATCATCTGCACCTGTACGTAGTTTCCCAAAGAGCATGCGTAATCCTTCTGGACCGCCAACATCACCCATGAATTTTGAGAAATTTTTGTCAGACATCGTGTCTATTTTTCCACTCGTGTCTTTTATTATTGTTTCTAAATCTCTCATTTTGCCGTTGGTGTCGTAAACCTTGACTCCATATTGCTCTAGTGAATTCAAAACCTTGGGGTCTGAGAATCCCATAAATGCGGTTTTAGTCATTGTCGCTGCCTCTTCTGCGCTTTTTGCAATTGAAGTAAATGAAGCGAACACCTTGTTGGCGGTATCGACACTTTGTCCAATCGCCGAAGCTGCACCAGCGTATGTGGTTTGAACTCTGGCTAATTCATCGAATGTTACAATCCCAACTTGTACTGTTTTTGCATTCGACTCAAGCAGTCCTTCTACGTCTGATACTTCTAGCCCAAACGCCTTCATTGCCTTGGTCGTAGAGTTTACTGATGCGTTAAGGTCAGCGCCTGTGGCTATAGAGAACTTGCCGACCTGTTCTGCAATCGCTGATACATCCGAGCCGAATAGTCCTGTTGCTGACTGGATGTCGTAAAAGGCCGTTGACATCTCATTTGCACCAATTCCAACCTTGTAGGCGGTGTCAAGTATTAGTGTTTTGTGTTTGTCCAGCTCCTCATTGCTTTTGTCAAGATTAAGCTGTTTAATGTTTAGAAATGTAGATTCAAACTTGATTGCATTGTTGCTTGCTTTCAGAAGTGCAGCACCGAAAATTGCGGCGGCGGCGGCTCCTAGTAGGTATGGATTTGCTAGCATTCCTAGTGCGTTGCTGGCACCAGGAACGCTCGTTTTGATTGCGTCAAACATTTGAACGTTTGAGTTTTTAAAACTGCTGAGTTTTGACTGCATGCCTCCGGTAGCTTTGCTAACTTGGTTTTTCGCAGAATCTAATCCTGACTTAAGCTTATTGTCGATGCTAAGTAGAAGTTGAAGTTTTGCTATTCCTGATGCCATTGTTTATTTTTTTTTGTTAAAATATTTGCGTTTAATGTTTTTTTTACTACTTTTGTATTGCAGGGGATGCGTCCCGTGCGTATAAATGGGATTTGGTTTTTTAATCAAATCCCATTTCATTTAAGGTGTCGATGATTTTATTATTATTGTAATCAATTATACATATTCCTTTTAGTTCTTTGTGTTTTGTCCTTGACTTTGCTAGTTTAATAAGTTCAGAGTTGTCTTGTTTTGATTTTTTGCCAATTTTGATAATGATGTATTCTGCTTTTTGAGATGCTTCATTAATGTGTCCTGAAATGTGTCCCCCTGCTCCAGTTAAGTGTTTGAAATCGGCAACTATTTCTTTTCCGTTTTGCAATGTTATTATCGAATCAGCGTTTTTTGTTTCAACTCTTAGTGTATAATTTTTAGGATAGTACGCTTTTTTTATTAATTTGTCTTTTTGATGAATATCTGGTAGTATTTTTATGTCCTTTATTTTCAAATTTGTTGAATCAAGGTATGATTTTAAAGTTCTTAAGTTGTTCTCGATTTCATCACGATTGTGTAATGGATGTACTTGTATTTGGTAATCACCAAGCATTACGTCCATGTATGTGTTTTTTGGAGGAAGATATAGTATTGATTTTCTAATTACGCTACGTGGTACACCATCGTAATAAGGGTGGTTTTTGGGGAATATCAATCCTGTTTTGGCAAGGTTGGTCTTGAACAATCCTGGTATGGATATAGAGGGCGTGTTTTTACTTGGTTTGGACGCATCTGGTGTTTGCACAACTTCGCATCTGCATCCCCATCCATTTGGCGGGTAATGTGTGTTCCAAAATGGGTCTTTCATCTCTTTTACAATCCCATCAAGTAGTTGGTGGTCGGTTCTAACATTGCCATCTCCAACCGTTTGGTAGCGCAAATACTTGATGCCGTCTTTTTCAAATTCAGTCCATCTGGCTGCGTTTTGCGAAGCAGCTATTGCATTGTTGTATTCTGATTTTAGCCATGTTTCGTTGTATTTCTCGCATATGTCATTTGCAATGGATTTGTAATCATTAAATGAGCGTATGTAGCCCTTGTCGTCAACAATCGCCTGGCTCAGGTCGTGAAGTTGTCGATAGTTTTTTGCAGCTGAAAAACTCCAGACATCGCTGGTGAGTCTGGTTAGCATTGCAATGTCAGGCACATCAAATGGCGCATTTGCATGTTTGTACACATTGTGTATCTTTTCTGACAAAGCTGTTGCTGTGATTTGCAATAGTTTTTCATTCGTCTCTTGATCTTCATAAATCTTTTTAATCAATCGAATAGATTCTTCTGTGAGCTCTTTTGATAAATCAGCAGGAAGGCTGTCTTGTGCAACGGGATGTTTCTGGCTACTGCAACTTGGGCATGTATTTGCATACAGATGGGGAACAAACTTAGCCCTTGCGTTTTGTTCCCCTATTGAAAATTTCCAGAAAACCCGGTTGTTTGTTTTTTGCCAGTTATTGGCAAATTAAAGGTTTTCATTACTTCTTTTTCATCCAGATCGTAATGTTGCAACGCTTCGCTTGTGATTTTCCATTGCTCTTGCAGTGACAGGTCTTCGTTTTCATCAAATTGGAAGTTCATTTTCGCATTGTCGAAAGGAAATCCGAGTGTTTGCAGGATAGGAAAGAGTTGGTCTTTAATGATAAACATAACAGTCCGTTTGTCCGTTGCCGAAATCTTGTAATCGAGCGTTGACTCGTGTATTTCTGTTTGTGCCCGATTTGCTCCTTCGTCAACGATAGTCGTGGAGCCTAGTACACATTTTGAGACCTGATTGTCATGAAACTTTGCTGGGTCAAGGTATACTTTTTCGGGATTGCCAGCATTGGCCAAGGCGTGTACCTGTATCTCAGACCCTTTAGGAAGCACACCAGTCCCGGCTTCACCTAAATTTTTGAGTGCTTTGTCGATACGAGGTACGTCCGCTTTATTGGCCGTTGTAGCTGTTATTAATGGCATTCCGAAACGCTCGCTGAACTCCGCATTCGACTGCATGAGATTGCGTTTCCATATGACATTTGGTGCTACGGTGTTAATTAGTCCAAACTTGGATGTGTGTATTATTTCTATGACATCTGTAAGTTTTGAATAGTCTATGTAGTTGTCGCCTGCTACTTCTGTATATACTCTCTTTTTTTGAATGCAAACGTTGCGGTGCGGTATCAGTGAGATTTGGGGAACTTCACCGTTCCGATATATCTGGAGTAGTGAATATTTGCGAAATATAGCATCAATCACGAATTCGAGGAATTCATAAAACCACTGCTTGTTTAGAAACTCAGTTTGTTCTTCTAGTGTTTCTTTTGAGATGACATCTGTGACGTAGAACTTGTGATTGAGTGTGGCCATCTTTCTAACGTCCACAACGCTAGAAAGATGAGCATCTAACATCAAGTCTTCAATCATATCCTGCAACATGTACCATCGTGGATTCTCAGGGTTTTCTGCGGACGTGATTGCATCACGCCATTTTTGAATATCCTTGCGTGAACGGTCCTGAAACTCCTGAGCGAGTTTCAGAATGATATCGCTACTTGGGCTCGATTGTGTTTGTGGTGCCGCTGCTTGCGGTCTGAATGTTTTTTTCTTTTTCATGTCTTGTCTTACCATTTGTGGTTTTCTGGTGGTCGGCTGTTCAGCCTGAACTCCGAATAGTCTTCGCCTGTGGTCGTATCTATAATTGTCGGCAAATCGGCGGTGGTAGTTCCGTTCCCGACGTCCTTAAGCCAGTCAATCGCATCCTGATAGCGTTGCGAGCGATGTTCAGGAACATCTTTGCTTCCTGTTTTTGAATAGAGATGATACAGTGCAATATCAATTGTAATAGTTACAATCCATTGGTCTCGTGAATCTATTTGTTCGCCGGGTTCTTCCCATTCGGGTGTAATTATTTCAGGAAGCAGTGGTGCGAAAATTAGTGAGCAGTTGTATCTTTTGCCAATGCGGTTGCGAATTTGAGAGATTGCTGTGGTTTCTGCTCTAATCAAGTCTGCTGAATTGAACCATTCGTTGGCTGTCAGCAGTTTCATTATCTCTGTTTTGATTTGCATGCCGTAATCGGCTTTTTGAATGAATCTGGCCATTAGAATCTGTGTTTTTTGAATGTTGAACGTGGTGTGCTATGAATGTCAAATTTTGATACAAATGTAATTGCGTTGAGTTCGGACGTAGCTCCGTGGAGTGCGTCCAAAAAGTCAAGTGGAATTTTTGCGCCTTTTTCAAAAGCAAGGTAAGTGTCACGTGCGAGAATCTGATCAGATGTGTCTTTTTCTGCTTCGTTCCAAAACATGTTCCCTCTTTCGAAGAATCCTGACAGTCCTTCGATTCTGTCGAACTTATCGCCCTTTGCACTTTTATTAGAGGTTACAGGAATGTAATATCCTCGTAGATCTCCTTCGGCATCAAAATCGTTGATGAACTCAGACATTGCAAACAATCCTTCAATCATGTACTGAATTGCATCTTCTTTGTCTAGTCGTTTATCTTCGTAAATGTCATACAGCCATCTTGCGAGTTGGGCTCTTGATGTTTGTTTGAAAAAAATGTGTAGTATGTGTAGTTGTCGACCAATTTTGCCAAGCCCTACGATGGATTTATGGCATGCATCGTCAGACCAGCTAAGATCGCCGTAAAACACAATTGCATCATATTTTCGATAAGGCAAAATCTTTGTGAATTGAATCCATTCTTCTTTGAATACCTTCCCCTCAGCTACGTGTGTATTCATAAATTCACGCATAAATGAACGGTAAGGCATTGCTTTGAATTTTTTTCTCCAATAGTCGGCGCTGGTCTTTTCTGGCCAGCTTGGGTCAAAGTCTTTCAAGTCCTTGACAGCATCAACTCTGATGTGGTAGTAGTGGTGTTCAATACCAGCATCCTCAAATTCTTTTATTTTTTGTTTAAAAAACAACACGAGCCTGTTTGTGATGCTGTTTTTGTGAAAGTTGTTATTTGCATATACAAATCTCTCTGTTGCATCGTCGGCGGCGTCAAATGTTCCCCAGATGTCTTCTGTTATGAAATCGACTGATTCACCCATCAGATCGTTGTTTTTCACATGTCTTTTGTTGTCAACATCGTCAACGGCTATATAGTCTGGTCTTTCAGCTTGCTCCCGTGCGCCTCGTGGGCTTTGCAAAAAGCCAAGCGACATAAACCTGACTCCATCTGATGTCATGAAATAACCTTCAGCCCAGTCACCCTGTTGAAATCTGTTGCCGTAGTCGTTTTTCAGCCGGTGGTTGTACTGAAGCTGAGCTTGGATGCCGCTAATTAGAGCTTTTGATTTCTTTTCTGTCTCTCCTACGAGTAGCATGAAAAACAGGTCTTTTTTTACTAGATATAAGTAAAGAGGTATCCCGAGGTCGATGTGTACGGATTTGCCAGAGCTCCTATAGGCCTCAACCAGTGCTCGTATTTTTCTGTTGCTGATGATAGCATCTGCAATTTCTTCGTGAAACTTTGCAGACTTCTTTTTGGCAAAGTTTGGTAGATAGTACTCAAACCATTTAATGTAGCCTTTTTCTAGGGTTGCTATCCTTTTGTTTTTGTCAGTCTGAGATTCTAGTATATTAATAGATGTAGCCTGCGAAATTCGCAAACAGTGCTTTTCATAGTCAGCTAGTAGTCGTATGTATTTGCTGTTTATCATTCCTGGCTAATTTTCTCTTGTAAAAACAGTTTGTGGTACTTGGTGAAATCAAATGCTAATTTGGGGTCAACGCCAGCCATGTAGTTGTCAAATTCGACAAATACATCTCTTATTATTGTTGGTGACAGTTTTGTGGACATATAGTCATAAGCTTTCATCACCTTGCTCAAGCTATCTGCATCAATGCTTTTAATCTCATTACCGTCTTCGTCAAGTCGGACTTCGCCTTTTGTTATGCGAATAGCCTCTTTTAGAAGTATCTTTTTCAGTTGAATTGGTCCTGAATCAAACATTTCTTTTGTTTCGTCCCACATGCCCTTGTCACGCCAAGCATATATCGTCTTGATATTTCGCCCTATTTCTCCAGCGATTGCCTGAGGTGACATGCCTCTTTCGCAGTAGAGCATCTCGGCATATTTTATTTCTGCATTAGATACCTCCTTTTTTTTAGAACTGGATGTGTGTTTTTTCATCTTTTTTTAACTTGAAAAACAAAAATACACTCTTATGTGAGCAATGTGTAATCTGTCTTAAAGTGACTTTATGAAACTGTAAAGTGGCTTTATGAAGCTATAAAGTGACTTTGAGACGAAATGTTTTTTTGTCAAAATCGAGTGTATTATTGCAAGAAAAAAGGCAATGATATTCAAGTCAATCACGAAAAAACAAGCAGAAGTAAAAATGTACGGCCTCATCGGGGGGTGGTTCGCTAACGGCGATACTTTTTCGCAACTACTAGATGATGTTGAAGCAAAGGGTCATACAGAGTTGTTAATTAGGCTACACTGTTACGGCGGTTCTGTCTTTGAAGGCAATCTTATGTTTAATGCGATTCAGAAATCGTCTCTTGAGATTAGTATAGAAATTGAGGGTGTGGCTGCAAGTATGGGATGTTTCATTTTGTCGGCGTGTGATAATGTGACAATTGCCGAAAATGCATTTGGAATGATGCACAGGCCATCTGGGTTTGTCGAAGGTGATGCTGACCAGCTTGAATCTCAGGTAAAATTGTTGCGTGACATGGAATCTAATTTTGTGGCGGTTCTCGTGAAGAGAACGGGGAAGGATGCGGCTGAAATTACGTCTAAGTATTTGAACGGTCGTGACAATTGGCTCAATGCTACGGAGATGGTCGAGCTTGGGTTGGCAAAAAAAATCATTCCGTCTATAGTGAAGTCTATTAAGGATTTGGATAAAGAAATAGTTGCAAAAATGGATATAGAGAATGTCTATGGTCGTTATGCTGCTGTGTTGGAGAATACTAATCAAAATCAAAAATCAATTATGAATTTAGCGTTAATTATTTCGACCTTCGCATTAGAAGGTCTCACTGCTGAAAGTGGTGAAGCGGCAGTTTTGGCTGCACTAAAAAACAAGTTCCAGGGGCTTCAAACGCAATTGGACACAATGCAAAATGAAGCTCGACTGAAAGCTGAGAACACTATTAAGGCTGTGCTTGACGAGGCTGTTACGGCTGGCAAAATCAAGGCTCAAGCAGGGCAAACTATCGACCAAGCTCGTGCGATGTACGAGAATATTGGTAAGAACTCTGGGGTTGAAACCTTGCAGGCTGTTTTGGGGTCAATAGTCCCTACGACACCTATTGCTCAGCGCATCGTGAATGAAGGTACCGGTGCATCGGCTAATGCTGGTGTGAAAAATTGGAACTGGTATCAGGAACATGATCCTATGGCTTTGGAAAAAATGCCGGCCGAAAATCCGGCACAATTCAAAGAGTTGTACAAGGCTGAGTATGGCTCATATCCAGTTCTTTAATTAAATCAAAAAACAACCAATCTTTTAAAAAACAATGAAAACAAAACTAATTTTTTCTGTAATTTTTTCCCTGCTAATCGCAATGGTTAGTGGCGTGTTGATTAGTGCTGCTGTTGGTGCTCCCGAAGCTGCTATTCCCCTCGTGTCAATTCTTTTTGCTGCATCATTCATTCCGATGCCCGTAGGTGCGTCGATGGCGACTGTCTATCGTGAGGTATGGGAGAAAGAGGTGATTAAAGCGTTCACGTCTGGCATCAAAGATTCATTTCTGGACGGAATCCCTGACAAGTCACAGTATGTAACTGGAGATGACGAGGTACAGGTTATTAATGCGACTTTTTTCGGAGTAGAGCCGGATGTGCTGATTAACAACACAACCTACCCAATCCCGATGCAGGAACTGAATGGAGAAAACGTTCCAATTGTGCTTGATAAGTATCAAACGAAGGTAACTCCAGTCTCGGATGATGAGTTGCACGCATTGTCGTATGACAAAATGGGAGAAGTAAAAAACTCTCATGGAAATGCACTGGTAAAAAATCGTTTGCGAAAAGCAATTCATGCATTGGCGCCTGCATCTAATAGTGCAAAAACGCCGGTTATCAAAACAACTGGTAGTGTAACGCCTGACGGCACTCGTAGACGTTTGCGCTGGGCAGACATCGTTACTCTTCGTGAGAAATTCTCGGCTGCCGAAATTGAGGTTGACGGCATGCGTTTGGTTTTGTGTCCTGATCATGTTAATGACTTGATTTTGGAGGATAAAGATCTATTTAAAACCTTGACGAATTGGAAAACAGGAGTTGTAGACTCACAGTTGGGATTTGAAATTCGTTCGTATGTGAGAAACCCATATTTCAAAGTTTCGACTTTGGAGAAATTGAGTTTTGGTGGTACTGCTACATCTGATTTCAGAATGGCATCTGTTGTATTCACTCCCTCTTTGGCTAGAAAAGCGACTGGGAAAACTAAAATGTATTACAGCGATGCAACGACTGATCCTGAATACCAAGTTTCTAAGGTTTCTTTCAGAAACTATTTTGTGGCGCTGCCTAGTATCAGTCAAGCGATTGGTGCAATTGTTTCTGATTTTCCAGGAGAGGCTGTTCAGTCTGTGACTGTTGCTCCTGAGACGATGGAGTTTGTGACAGCTGGTGAAAGCAAGGTGGCGGCGGTTACGGCTACTGGTGCGTTCTCTATTGCCGTTACCGGTGAGGGGTTCTCTGCAACCAAATCTGGTAATGCAGTTACTGTTGTGGCGGCTATAAATGCTGGTGCACAGCGTACTGGAACGCTTACAATTACGGTTGATGCTGATGTCTCTAAAAAGGCTACAATCGCATTAACACAGCTTACTGGTCTGTAATTTAATGCATTCAGATGCACCTCTGTGCGTCTGAATGCTATTTTTTTATCTAAAAAAAGCAAAGTGAAAATAAGTAAAGAACAAATTAAAACAGGCATCGAGCTGGCTGAAAAGCACAATGTGAAATCAATCTTTGTTAATGACAAAGGTGAGTTTTTTCGATTGGAAAGTGATGCGAAAAATAGTGTTTCGAGCGACCATGACAGATATGTGAGCATTGATGCTTCAACAGAGAGTGTTGGTTTGCCTGATACCAAGGCGGTAATCGCAGAATCTACAAACGACATTGCTACTGTGAAAGAGGTGAATGCCTACATTGACACATGTACAGATGTTGATTCTATATTAGAGGTAGTTGAGGCTGAAAAAAAAGGCTTCAATCGTAAAACTATCATTGCTCATGCAACAAAAAGAATGAACGAACTTAAAACCAAGGAATAATGGGCTTGAAAAGAGTGAATATTGTAGAAGGCAAAATTGGACCAAATACGGCTGGAGACAGTCGTGAATTTGCGATAATTACGGGTGGTGTTGCTGTAGTCGACAAGTTGGTGCTTAATAAGCACTATCGACTAACACGTCCATCTGATGCTGAAGCTATTGGGATTACTGCCGAATATGACAATGACAATGATGTGCGAATTAGACGACACATTGATGAGTTCTATCGAATTGCCGGAGAAGGTAAAGCGTTGAATATTTTGGTCGTTGCTCAAACAGATGCAGCGCCTGTCGCTATGATTACGGCGGCGAAGACGCTCGTTATAGAGGCTGGTGGTAACATTTCGGACATTGTTTTTGCATTGAATCCAGTAACTGGCTACTCTGAGACAGTAGTGGATGGCATGAGCGAGGATGTGATGGATGCGTTGCAGCCATTGCAGGCATTTGCTGATTGGGCAAATGAGCAGGACAGGCCATTGCATGTAATAATTGAAGGGCGTGGCTTGGGCGACACGGTTGCTAGTTTGCCAAATTTGCGTGCATTGGTAATAGGTGCAACGGAGGTTTTGCCTGGAGTGCTTCTTTCTGCACATAAGCTAACAGTTGTGATTGGTCAAGACTGGGGCTATGCGGACACCTTGTCGGTTTTGGGTAAGAAGTTCGCAGATGTTGGAACATTTTTGGGATGCATTGCAGCACAGGCATGGAATCGTAATCCGGGTGAAGTTGAAACTATGAATTTGCAAAATGCAGTTAAACTTGCATTTTTACAACCCGGTTTTTCAAATCACAAAACGTATGCGGAAATGTATGACAGCCTTGAGACAATGGATGCAAAGGGTTATGTTTTCCTGGTCGAGGATCCAGGACAGGCTGGCGTGTGGTGGAACGATGGGCATGTTTGTGCACCGATTTTAGTCGATGCTGATGGCAATATGAATCAACATACAATCTACTACAGTCACACATTCGACATGGCAAAGAGAGCGTTGAGAATCGCTCTGTTGCCTGAAGTGAAAAAAGTTAAACCTCTTGAAGGTGGCAAATTGCCAGCTGGACTAATTTCGTATTACAACGAGGTTGGTAACGCTGCGTTCCGTGCTTTGGCTGGAAAACAGTTAATCTCTGAGGGGATTACGATTACTGACCCTGACTCTGATTTGCTGGTTGAAAAAATATTGAATCAACAATTCAGCGTGATACCAACCGGTTGTGTGAATTCGATTGAAGGTGTTTTAAATTTAAAAAGTTTATAAGTTATGGCTAGAGTAGTTAGAATGGGTGAAGTGTATTCTGCAGGTGACGTAGTTGTCACGGTTGCAGGAATGCATGATGTGAATCCAAGCTCTATAGAGTACAACTCGCAAAATGCGCATGAGTACTCAAGGGGGTTGAAACGAGAACCACGAGGCTGGCGAATGGGTGCTGAGGAGATGACGTGTAAGATTACATTGCCTCTCGACGTAATCGCTGGTTTTGAAAAAATAGCGCCTGGCGGTAAGTTGGCGAAGCTAAGACCTTTTCCGATTTCAGTCGTTATTTTCAATGCCGAAAACGAAATGATTGAGGATTACGTCCTTGCGAAATTTCAGGGAAATGGTCGTAATATATCGCCGGATAGCGAGCTGGAATACGACTACGATCTATTTGTGTTGGACATGTCGTTCAATAAGTAATTAATCTTTAAAAAAAGCAAAATGTCAAAAGAAATTATATTGCCTGCAGGTGTCACAGAAGCCATGGTTGTTGCTGCAAAAGCAAAGCACGGTCAAAACAATGTGAAAATAATCCAATTGCCTATTGATGATTCTTCTTCCGAAATGAAGGAGGTCTTGGCGTGCGTTCCTTCACGAATCGTTGTTGGGAACTATCGTCGCTGGTCCGATTCTGATCCGAAAAAAGCGGATGAAATTCTCGTAAAAAACTGCATTCTATCACACCTAGACGAGGTGTTGGCGGATGACGGACTATTTTACGGAGCCTTGTCGGGCTTGAGTGAGTTGATTCCAGTTCGGAAGGCTGTCATAAAAAACTTATAACGGAACTTCGGGACATCGCAAAAACGGATGTCCCGTTAAGTTCCGAAGAGGAGTCGTGGTGGCAGTACAATGCAATGATTCGTCTGTTTTTCAAGGAAAACCCTGACGATTTGACAGACGAGGAGTTTGCAGGCCGCATTAAGGAGTTGAAATTTCTAGCTGAAGAAGGATTTTTAAAAGGAGTAAAGTTATAATAATGAACATCGACTTAACATCAAGATTTAACGCTGCATTTGGTTTTATTCCTGGCTCTCTTTTGGGCTTGGGTTTGGATGGTTATGTTAGCCCGCTAAATGTTTCTGCGTATGTTAATAGCGAAGGTACATTTGAAGATATACTTCTTTATAGAGGCTCGGAAAAGTATAGGTTTGCTTACAGTCAGCTTACTGAAGATTATAATACAATTTTTGCCACGCCGCCGATGTTGAGCTTGAAGCGCTCAAAGAAATTGATTGTTACACCTATTGATAATAGCGATTTTGAAGTCATTGAGCGATACGGCACAGAACCGTACGAAGTTGGATGGCGTGGATTGTTAATCGATATGGTTGAGCATCAGTTTCCGATTGACAAAATGGAGGCTTTGAACAAAATTTTTGAATATAACGGCGAATGGAATGTTGCTAGTGAAATCCTTAATCGGGTTGGTGTAGAGGCCATCTATATTAAAGACATCACGCTCGAATTTGTGGAGGGATTTGAAGATACGATTAGTTATCAATTTGTATCACGAGCAATTAGACCTCTTGAATATCAATTAATCAATCAATAATCAATTTTTAAAAAACAACAATGAAAAGATTACTAAGTATGATGCTGTTTATGAACATGCTGTCTTACGTTACGCTCGGTAATGTGAAGCTCGACAATGTGACGAGTATAAAAATCACAGAAAGTATTAATGAGGTTTCTAATGTTGCAAAGCTGACGATTCCTAAACACTACAGGCTGAATGATCAAAAAACGATTCTGGAGCAATTCAAAGTCGGTGACCCTGTGACGATCAGTTTTGGTTACTACAAAGAGGACAATGTTGACATTGAGGTCGAGTTTACAGGTTACATTAGAGAAATTGAAAGTGATCTGCCTCTTGTGCTATTGTGCGAAGATGAGTCTTATATTTTGCGACAAACAAACGTCATCAAAAGCTGGAGGTCTGCAACTTTGTTGCAGGTTTTAAGAGAAATAGTTCCTTCGGGAATTACTGTTGAGTGTCCGGTGGTTCCGCTTGGTCGATTTCAGATTGATAATGCATCTGTATATGATGTTTTGAATAAAATAAAGGAGGATTACGGGCTTTATAGTCGCTTGAAAAATGGCGTGTTGCGAGTTGGATTGCGAGATTTAGTTGATATGAAACAGATGCAAGCTACACATGCTTACGTTTTGAATCCAACTAGTGTGGCTGGTGATTTTACAAAAAGCAACGATTTGAAGTTTAAGCGAAAAACGGATTTCAAGCTGAAAGTAAAAGTTACGTGTGTGGATTCTGCAAACAAAAAAAAGACAGTTGAAGTTGGAAGCAAGGATGCAGATGCGTCTGTAATTAATATCACTTATCCGGGCAGTTTTACTGAAGCGGAATTGAGAAAATACGGTGAGTCTATTTATAACAAAAGATGTTACGATGGCTACACTGGTTCTATTACTGGATTTGGCACGCCACGAACGCATGCAGGAGATGCTCTTCAAATTGAAGACAAGGACGACATTTCTCGATCAGGAAAGTATCTGATTGAAGCTGTTGATATTACTTACTCTTCGGATTCGGGGATTAGCAGAAATAACACATTGAGTTATAGGCTCGATAATTAACGCACAAGAGGTTTATATACAAAAAAAGCGTCATTGTACGACGGTGACGCTTTCTTTTCAAATTAAAGCATTTTAAAGGCAGTTTAAAGTATAATTATGGGACTCGAAGAATCAATAGAACTCGCAATGAGAAAAATGTCAAAGAAGTTTCAGATTTCGGAGATTGTTACCGGTGTTGCAAAAAATGTCACAAGTACAAAATGTGACGTGCATCGAGATAATGCACCTACTCTTTTTGATGTGCGTTTGAATGCAATTGATGATTCGCTCGAGAGCTATGTTACCATTTATCCCGATGTCGATTCCAATGTAATTGTTGGAATTATCGAGGGGCAAAAGACTGAAGCTGTTGTTTTGAGGTGTTCGGAGGTTGGGCGCATTAAAATCAAAATAGGAGAAATGTCGCTCTTGTTTGATGCGCAGGGAGCTATTTTCAATGAGGGTAGTTTTAAAGGATTGGTTAAAATTGAGGAGCTTATAACTAAGATTAATCGAATTGAAGCGAAGCTTAAAAGCCATCAGCATGCTTATGTGCCATATCCTTCAGGTGCTCCTGCAACTCCAGTTCTTACCACTGCAGCTTCTGCTGCCGTGCCTCCAGATTCGACATTGGTTTTTGATAATACACAGCTTTCTGATTTAGAAAACACTAAAATAAAGCACTGATATGAACGGCATCAAATTGGACGATAATAATCAGGTTGTAGTTTCTGTAAAAAAGGACTCGTCTGGCATTATAACATCAGGAATGGTCGTTGATAACATTAACGCTCAGCGATGTCGAATTATCGCTGAAATGTTCCCTGGCGAATTAAAAGAGCATCCAGTGCTGGGCTTTGGAATTTCAAAATACTTGAAAAAAGTAGATATAGACAAACAACAGTTCATAAATGAGCTTACTAAACAGTACAAGGCTGATGGAATGAACACGAAGGTAACGATCGGAAATAACAAATTTGAAGTTGATATATTATGAGTAACAATATCGCATCAGCCACTGGTGGCACTATGTTTGGCTATATAATTATAGCGGTACAGGGGATTCCTTTACAATCGATGATGGAGGTTTTCATCTTTGGTGTCATTGGCGGTTTGGCAGGGATTTTAGGGAAGGTTCTCGCTGAGTGGATAGTTCGTAAATGTAAAAATGCAATGAAAATAAAGCAAGATGAAAACAAAAAATAAGTCGATAATTGGTATAGTCGGCGTGTCGATTGCGATGTCGTTGGCTGTTTTGCTTAGCGATCCCAAACCACTCAACACGAACTCTAATGAGTTGCAGGGGTTAATGCTACATTGTTCTGCATCGCCCGAAGGCAGGGATGTGAGGGCAACCGAAATTGCCAATTTCCACACACGCACACGGAGTCGTGGCGGTCGTGGTTGGAAAAAGCCCGGCTACAATGATGTGTTGGAATTGAACGCATTGGTAAATCTAATTAGTTACAATGACGATACGATTGTGCAGGTTTCCGAAATTGCAAACGGTGCTGTTGGTTACAACAGGGTTCTCAGACATGTAGTATACGTAGGCGGTATGGATTCGAGTTATAGCTATGCGAAAAACACATTAACTCACTTTCAGGATTCAGTGCTGAAAGTTTATATTTTCAATTTTTTAGAGAAATATCCTAATGCGTGGATACTGGGACATAATCAAGTGGCAGCAAAAGCTTGTCCAAGTTTTGATGTTCCTGCAAAACTGCGGTTTTATGGTGTTCCAGAACGTAATATTTATAAAAAACCTAAACTTTCAAAGCGAAATGAAAAGAAACTTGATTCTCTTGTTTTTCGTGCTCTTGACGGCTTATAGCTGCAAGACTCGCAATGTTGAAACAATAACAAAAACTGTTGTCGAATATCGTGAGGTGGTTCGTGATAGCACTGTCTTCATTCCTGCCGACAGGGCTACTGTGTCCGCATTGCTCGAGTGTGACAGTTTGGGAAATGTTTATATGAAGCAAATTAGAACACTTCAAGGCAAAACATCCGCAAATGCGAATATAGTTATTCGTGATAATTACATTACGGCTGAATGCGAATGTGATTCTGTGAGCATCTATTTGACAATGAAGGATAGGTATTACTCAAGCGATTCAAGCACATTTAAAACTGAATTAAAGTACGTTGAAAAGTCCTTGAGTTGGTTTCAAAAATTACTTCAAAATCTTGGAATAGCTTTGGCTGGAATCATAATAACAGCTTCAGTATTTGGGATCTTTTACTTTTTGAGAAAATTAAGAATTTTATAATAATGCAAATCACAGTTAAAAATAATCAGTCAATATTCGATATTTCATTGCTAACTGCAGGAAGTCTCGAGGCTATATTTGATATAGCACAGTTGAATGACTTATCTTTAACGGATAATTTTATTGCAGGTACTATCATAAATTATGATGCATTCCTGGACAAA